ATATGCGCTTGGTGTAACTTCTGTGGATGCGAGTGCCATTATATCTTAATGATAGTACTTTAATAATTATTTATTACCACTCTTCTTCCTGATCTATTTCTTCTTCGGTTTCTAGTTGAGAATCATCTCCAAAAAGAGAGTTTGCTGCCATTGGACGGAAAGCATCTACTCTTTCTGCTGATTTTGAAAATAAAAGTTCTTTAATCCTGTCACTAATTTGCGAAGGAGATTCGTCAGTAACGATCATATCTAAAAGTTCGTCCATTTTAATAAATCAATAGATAACTAAAGGTATTTATATCTCACCACCCTTGGGTAGTTCTGGTGCTTCTGCAGCAGAAGCATCAATTTCGGGTTCCATCACAGGTTTACCCAGATCCATTCCTGATGCGCTATCTAAAGGCAAACCAGTTTCTGGATCAACTGGAGCATTTGGATCTGGAATAATTCCATCTTTAATTTCTTTCTTGATCAATGCATCTTGCTCAAGAATTTCAATATCAGTTTGACGAAGAATCTTACGTCTTACATAATCCTGAGAGAAATACTTACCAACATATGGTTCTGCAGTTTGAACCATTGTCAGTCTTTCGTTAAGAAGTTCTGCTTCTTTAAGTTCGGAGAAATGATTGTCATAGAGGAAGTCATATTGAATATGCTCACTCATTACCTCCCAATCTTCAGGAGTAATAATGTTCTTGAGAATCAATTGCGTTCTCAACATATCATTGAACATATTTGAGAATCTCTTTCTCAAACGTCCAACAAACTTAGTAAACTTGAGTTCGTCTCTCAGGATTTCTGAAGATCTACCGAGATTAAATCCACCTTCGCCATCCATGCGAGACGGTGGAACGTTGAGTGATCTGTATAACTTCTTTTTAAAATACTCAATGTCTGTGATTTCTCCAAGATTTTGTCCTCCTGGAAGAGTAGAAATTTCAGTACCACGTCCTCCCTCTCGTCTAGGTAGCCAAAAATCCTCAAGCATTGCCATGTATTTTTTGTCATCACGGATCTCTCCAGTGTTTGCATCATAGACGAGTTTATTGCGATATCTCATCATGACATCACGGAGATATTGCTCTGCTTTTACTTTAGGAAGATTGCCAACATCAATATAGAAAATTCTACGTTCTGGTGCTCTTGACAATCTGTAGATAACAAGAGAGTCCTCAATCATTCTAAGTTGATTGAGTGATTTGATTGCTTTGTGAAGATATGAAAGAGTTGATCCTTTATTTCTATCTACAAGTCCTGAGGTGCAATAGGTGATTGCATCTTTTGCAATTTTAATACCTTGGCTTGCACCAGTTTGCATTGGATTGCCAGTTGGATAAACTGACTTTGGATTATAAATGAAATATTCTTCAATTTCTGGGAAGTCATAATCCATAGGATTATCACTTCTAAGTCTTTGAACTGGACTTACATTATCATTTTTTGGTTTTTTACTTTGCCTTACATAACGCATTTTCATTGCGTCAATGTAACGTAACTCTTGAATACCTTCTTGAGGATTCTTTAAGTCAATAATTTTATGATAATAAAGTCTTCCGTCAATATACCAGTTTCTATAGATCTCATGTGCTTTTTTATCAAAGTCAAGTAAATCTAAAATATATTTAAATTCTGAACGAATTTTTTTCTTAATGCCATCGCTGGCATTAAGATTAGACAACTCGATTTCTACAGGAGTATCATTAGTATCTGAAACTACAGCCTCATTTACAATATCTTCGATGGCACTATCACATTCTGGGTGAAGTGCCATTTCACGATATCTCTTAATGAGATCAAACTCGGTGCGATATACTCCTTCGATATCAACGTAGGAACCAAAAAAACCACTACTCATATAGTGATCAACCCCGTCCTCATTATTAGGAGGAACGGGGGAAACCGCTGTTGGTGATAGTGGCTCAGTGTCCTCTATAGAGAACCCAAATAATTTCGCCATTATTTAATCTGCGTTAACTTTTTACTATTTATCAACTAATTTCAACCTCATTTACGCTAGAACCTGTTGATTGTGCAGATTCTCCCACAGTCCAATATTGAACTTGGAAATCAACGGTAAATTCTTCAATTGCATCGCTGCTATCGTATGACAGTGCGATTTCAGAAATATTAGTTGGGAAAATATCATAGAACTTATAAGTTCTAAGAACAGTGTGCTCACCACCAGCATTTGATTGTGAAGCAACAGTGTTTCCTCTACCAAGTTGTTGAACAAATGCATTAGTCATATAAGAACCTGGATTTGTGACACCAGTGTTATCATCCAATTTGCTAATGACATTCATCCACTGCTCAAATGCAGTTCTCAGTCTGAAGTCTTCATCGTTAATGATAGTAACAGTCCAAACGTCGAACGTTCTATCACCAGCAACTTTCAAAACTCTTCCTCTAAAGGGAACTGCAATTTCAGCAACGGTTGATGCTGGAAGAGCAGCTGCCTTACATAAGAATCTGAACAGTCCTTGTTCAGCATCATCTCCAGAATTCCAAACTCCAGTATCAACACCCGCTGGGAAGGAGGGGATCGAAACCTCAAATAGATTAGGTCTCGCCCCACCACCTGCTAATTTGGATTTAAATTGTGAAATTGTTCTTGCGTCAGCCATTTTAAGTTCCTCCTGTTTAGTTAGTTATGCGATCAAACTCTTCCAGCAACTTCAGAGAAGCTGACGCCAGTGCGAGTTGCAACAAATGTCAATGTTACATAGTTAATTGATCTTGTTGGTTTCAGGAAGATGTCCGCTCTAAATTCATTGTTGTCAATGACATCTGGAGTGTTGTTGGTTTCATCGCAAATTACTAAGAAATCAACAAGTCCTCTCTTCGCTTGAACATCACGAAGATATGGTTCGACGATATTTACAAAGTTTGATCTTGTGTTTACATCATTGAGTTCGAAAAGTTGAGCATTTGCTGCTCTTTCAAGTGCCTGCTCAACAGTGAGGAACAAGCGGCGAACGTTGATTCTGTCAAAGGCAGATGCATATCCAAGTCCAGTTTTATCTCCGAAGAGAAGAATTCCAATTCCAGATTGATTAACAATCGAGTTAACTCTTGCAGTGTACAACAGATCTCTTTGAGCTTTGTTGGGACTATATGCAAGTTTAATTGCATTATTAAGAACTCCTCTTTGCTGTCCTGCAGGTGAGAACCAAGGGAAAGCATTAAGTCCAGTTCTTGCCATCAAACCAGCGATATCGCCATTACATGGGATATATCTGAATTGATTATTGAATCTATCATAAGTGTACTTGTATCCACTATCAAATACTGCATAAGAAGAAGATGACAGAGGGCTAAAGAATCTCAAAATATTATTTGTCTGAGTCGTTGTATTGGTGATGTCAACAACGTTTGCTCTGTGAGGAGAAATGACTGCCATTGAGTCCTTTCTACCTTCAACAATTGAGATTAATTTATTTGCCTTTGCTTGAGAATCTGATTCAACAGAAAGTCCAGGGCCCATGATCAAGAAGTCAACATCAATCTCATCTTTATTTGAGAATAAATCATATGCAGTATTCAAGTTAGCCAAAGTTGCCGTCATTCCGCCAGATGCAGAATAATCAACTCCACCAGTTAAAGTATAAGTTGTGTTTCCAACTGCACTAAATGTAATACCCTGTGCATTTTGTCCCCATAATCCAGCACCAACAGTAATAGCAGCGAATCCTGATGAGAATCCAGTTGCTCTTGGTGCTGTTCCATGATAAGAATCTGCAGCAGAAGATGGATTCTTACCTGCGTAGATATTGCTTGAGAACTGAGCTAAGTAATTCTTGTACCAGATTTTCTGTGGAGAATTTACATCAGAAACAGCATCAGCAGATTTAGAAAGACTTAAATGCTTTTCAAGAATATTTCCTTGAATTCCAGTAACTGATCCAGTGTCATCAACAACAACGACGTGGAGGGCATCATTTTTGCCTTGTCTATCAAGCGAATAATTATTGGTTACTGGTTTTGGAGCAATCGACTTCCAATAAACAGTTGAATTTGTTAATCCAAGTGTTTGTTGATCATACCAGTCAACTGATGTTACTGCACCTGTACCTGTCTGTCCAAGAGCACCGGTGTTAATTCCTGAGTTATTAACAAAGAAGAGTGTGTCTGATAATTCAATTGAGGAAACTGGATCGCTCTTAGAATAAGAGATCTTAGTTTCTGTTCCTGCGGAGGAAACTCTAGAAACGATCTTAACATCAATCGTGCTAGCACCGTTTGTAGCGTCAGTAGAAACTCCAGTAATGATTCCTTTCAGGTAACCATTGAATTCTGAAGTTGTTCCTGCTCCAGGAATGACTGCACTAGAGAGAGCGGTTGTAACACCGAATCCAATCTTAGCGCCAGCATTTCCAAGATCGGTTGTTGTAATTCCGATCGTTTGATCGGCAAGATCATCAATTGTACAAACTTTTAAATTGTTTGCCCATCTACCAGGGTTCTTAGATGCATATGTGTATTGAACAGCATCTGAAGAATGATTGGTGTTATAATCATCAAAGTTTTTAATTTTTAAACTTGTTGTTGCTGCATATCCGACAGCAGCATTTGCGTTGTTGAGGGTGCTTCCGTCTACTCTAGCAACCTTTAAAACACCACCATATGAGAGATATGATGATGCACTCATCCAGTACTCGTATTGAGAATCTGTTGATAAAGGTTTTCCAAAAGTATTAATCAGTTGCTGTTCTGTCTGGATATTAACAGCTTCCTCAACAGGACCTATAGCAAATGGGCCAGCAATAGCGCCAATGTTATCCAATACATTGTCAGCTCTTCCTACCGTTAAGTCAACCTCTCTGGTAAGTATACCTGGAGATAATTGAGGAGTCGCCATGTTTTTCTCCGTGATCTCAGTTTATCTGAAAATATTTATTAAATAGAGGTTTTTCATTGGGGAAATGTGACGTGAACTACCAATCTGGATATTCCCATTTATCAAAAACTCGATTTGTCATTTGAGATGCAACTCTTCTTATGGTACATTTCTTACATTCATATGAATAAGAAGATGCAACTGCTCCTCTATCTTTTCTTGTTCTATAAAAACTTTCTATTAAATTTTTAGTTTCTCCACAAGTTCTACATTTTCTATCAGTAAGTAAAAGATGTCCTAATTTTATTTGCTTATCTAATTCCATCACATATATTCCCACATATATGATCTGTCTCCATATTCATCAGTAAACCATCTATCACCATCACTATCTACAAAACTTTCAGAATCTAATCCATCAGAAATAAACCCAAATGGTGCCATGTCTTGTTCGATTTGATTCTTCTGTTCTTCATATAGTCTTTTTCTGACATCTTGATCAGTAAGTTCCTTAAAATAATCTTGTGCAACTAACCATGCATAAATCACTAGGCACATTGCTAAGTCATCATTACATCCTTCTTCAGCCTCAAATGAATTGTGTTTAGAAATAAACGTTGTAAGTTCACTAATAATTTCATAATCATTGAAAATAAGTTTGTCCTCTTCAATCATTGTTTTTAAATTGAGAGATCCAACTTTCTTTACAGCCTTAGACATTTTGACGCCAAGTTGGGTTTTCTTACCAGAAAAACCTTGTCCAACAATTTGTCCCGCTCTACCTCTCATAGAACACATTAAAACATTTTGATATTCTAAGTCATATTGGAGAATACTTGCTACTTGATCTCCAATGTCATTAACCTCACAAAGAATCCATGCATTATTATAGCTCTTTGCTACTTCATGAATGATGTTTGGAAAAAGCATAGGTTTAATATCATTATTCCTATACTTTGCAACAACTCTATGTGGAAATTGTGTGATGTCTACAACAACAAAAGCAGAATAATCTTCACCAACTCCTCTAGCAACGTCAACAGTAATTACATAATCATGATCTTCTTCTGGATCAATGTGAACATCCAATCCTTTACTTTGAGTTTTTGGTGCGTCATATACAAACGTTCTTAGTTTGCTTGGAGCAATCAGAGTATCAACAGAACCTAGAAATTCGCATTCAAACTCAACTTTGAATTGTTGTTCTGAGGTGTTTGCAATTGTCTGTTCTTTCCACTTTGAATCCCTACCAGGGACTTCACTCCAATGAACATCAGTTGGAATATATTCGTTCTTGCCTTTCTCCGCATCATGCCACATACGGTAGAAATGATTCATACCATGTGGCGTTGAAACTATGATGACTTTTGTGCTTTTACCAGAAGTAATAGTAGGATAAACAGATGCAAAGAAGGAGTCAGCGATGTGATTAGGGACGAACGCGAACTCGTCGAGAAAGA